CCTGTTGGAGCAGGTGGCTTGTAAGTAGTTGTATATGTAGATTTAACATTTGGCTGATACGGCTCACTTATGTATGATGGGCTTGAAGAAGAACCACCATCGTCCCTATCTTCATCATCGGACACTCTTTGTTTACCATACTTTGTACCCATAGATGTTTTCTTTCTAACATCTTCTAATCTTTTTCTTAGATTTTCAGACTCTTTTTGCATTTTTTCTTGTTGTGCTTTTACTTGAGATTGTAAATCTAATAGATCTTCTTGACCTGTAGTGGTGGTAGTTCTACGTCCTCTTCCCATACGTCTTTCATCTAGTGTCTTATCAGTTGTAAATGGAGATCGAGATACTCTTCTTGCACGTCCTACTGTATCAGGTATATCTATATTTAGATCATCTGTTGGAGCAGTACCCATTCTTGTTGCTATTGGATCATCATCTTTTAAAGAATCTATTTTTTCTCCAGTTAGAGTAGGCACTTCAAGTTTTCTTGGATCTGCAATATCTACAGTCTGTGCAGTCTGTGCCTTTTCTTCTTCTACAGTCTCTGGTGTGGCAGCACCAAAAGCTTCAGCCATATAGTTATCCGTCATAGATGTATCTGCTTCTTTATCATCAGCAGGTGGCATACCATATAAGTCAGCAACTTTAGCGTTAGGAAAAGGGCTTTCTTTTATTTCTTCTGGTGTCGTTATTCTTTTTCTAAATTTCCTCAAGTCAACTTTTTCATCTGTTCGCTCAGTCTGTGTGCTCTCTGTGGAGTGTGTTTTTTCGCCCATAAACTATCTTCCATCTCAAATCCAGCAGTAGTATATTCCTTATTTCGTAATGCTTCAAACATCTTCTTAAATTTGGCTGTTTTTGGCTTTCCTAATTGGAAACACATATGAATAATTATTTCTTTTGCTTCATCAACAATATCTAAATCTTTACATAAATCCATGGCATCTTGATGAGCTATTTGAAAGTCATAATCAAAAACTTTTTCTAGTCTTTTAGTATCATATCTTACTCCCTCTTTAAAATTATCACTCGGCTTAACTAAATGCCCATACCCTATCGTAGCAAATCCAAGATGGTCTTTATAAATAATATCTCTAAATCCTTCTTCTTTTTTAATTTCGTCTTTTATTTTTTCTATATTCATTTGATAATCCTTTCAAATCTTTAACATCAATTTCTTCGGCTTCCCAACATAATTTTTTTACTTTTTTTTTGTTTGGATAAGTCCAATCTAATTTCGGACCATAATAAAAATTCTTTACCTTATTGCCTAAATAATCTTCACTCCACCACCATTGATGAACATGCTTATTCTTCATCTATAAGTTTTTGTAAATACATAGCCATATCTAAACACTCCTCTTGCGCATCAATCAACCATTCTTTTCTAGTTTTTTTTGTTTCGTGCATATAATCACCAAATTTTATTTTACCTTTATTGGCTCTAGTAATAATTTTATCACTTACTTTCTGTGCTATTTTGTCTTTCGTTATCATATTTCCCCCTTAATTCTAACATTGATATAAAATTATGCCCTTGTATATGTCCATCAGCTAATAACAACTGTGAAACACCATAAGACCAACCATTAGCATTATTTATAGCATAGTTTTCAATATGCCCAAAGTTCATTGCTGTTCCAACATTAACTATTTTAACATAATTACCTCTACCTAATTTACTCGCTCGCCAAGACCTTTCTCTATGACTATGACCAAATACTATGTCGTGTGTAGCAGAATTAGATATTTGACTTGCCTCTGCCATTTTACCACCAATCTCTCGCCCCATTTCATTGAGAGGAACATGAACAAAGGCTACTCCTTTAATAAAATAGAAATCGCCATATTCAGAAATACCCCAACCTCTTATTCGCCATAAATTTTCATATTGCTGTGAAAAAGCACCAACGACTTCTTTGTGTTCGTTTTCATATTTATATAATCGTAATTCGTGATTGCCTAAACAGTAATGTTTATAACATTCGTGATCGCCTATTCCTTTATGTAATAATTCTAATGCTTCTTTTGTGACATTTATATCGGCTAATATATTTGGTTTTTTTTGACCTTTGACAGTATGGTTTTTATCAAAAGTAGAGCAAGAATCAAAAGAACAAAAATCGCCTATACAAACTACATAATCTGGTTTGTATTCATTAATTTGTTTTCCTATCCAATAAAATCTATCTAAATTTTCATCTGGTGCAACATGAGCATCTGGTATTACAAATACTTTAGTTGGATTTGAAAAGGTCGTTGATTGAGCAGATATTCTTACAACTGGTTTTTTATATTCCTCTATAATTACTTGTGGCTTAGTATCTTTGTATCTATGCCATTCAATAGTCCAATGAGAACTACCTAATGCTAATTTTTCTATTTTATCAATTTTTCTTTGAAGTGTTGTTCTTGGAATATTTAAAACATCTTCAACTATTTTTTTAGCACCTGTTGGATTATTTAAACCACCTTTGCCTATTGGTGGATATCCTTTATCCAATGCCTCATGAAGTTTTTCTTGGATAAGTTTTAACTCGTCCCATTCCTTATCTTCCATAGAAGATTATTATACTAATTTTTAAAATTATGCAAAACTAGGCATTTTCCATCATAGGTATTTGAAATATATCAGGGTATTCTCTTAATAAATATCTTACTGTTTTTTTAATTTTTTTTGTGTAATTTTTATCTATTGCAAAAGTATGTAAGCTATCAATTAACTCATCTAAATCTAATTCCTGTAATGTAGTTTGTTTATTCCTTAATTCTCTATATTCTTTAAAGTCAGTTCCTATATTTAATAAAGTAATATAATCAGCAACACTTTCACATTTTCTATTATAAGTTTTTAACAATACATTACTTCCTAATGCTTTCATGTGTTTTTTAGATTTATCAGTTTCTATCATTCCATAAAAATTATTTCCTAATCTAGCAAATCGTGATTCACCCCAATTTGATTCTAGTATAGCTTGTGCAACTGAAACTATTACTATGGCTCTATTACCTGGTGGTATTTTAGAATTAAATTCAATAGTGCATTCAGTTATTCCTAAAACAAATTCATCTTTATTTTTATATTCAAAATCCCATTGGTAATTAAAAGAACTACATAATAAAACTAATGTTGCACAAATTGTTTTAATCATGGTTTGCCTTGCCTGTTATATTTTTTCCAAGATTTTCTTTTATGTTTATTTTTTGGTTTGCTTCTTGTTGAACTTCCTATTGAAGTTCTTTTACGAACAGGTGTAAAATATTCAGTTTTAGTTTTAATAACACCCATTAATCATAAGAGTAATCTCTTGAAGTACCCTCATTGTTTTGTAGCATTTCAAATATTTGATCATGCTGTTTCATTATTTTTTTATCTGTTTTATTTGAATCTTTTAAATCTTTTTTAATCTTTTTTAATTCAGTCATTACATATTCTAGATCTAATTTCATTTTAACTTGATTTTCAATGACAGAAGTTTCATTTTCTTTTTCAAATTTATCATACAAAATATTTATTTTTGAATCCATTTTTGACACATACCAAATTAAACCTACTGCTTGTAATAAGACAGCAAATAATAAAGCATAATTTAATTTCATATCTTTCATTGTTCTATCGCCATAATAATTAATCCACCAGCAATACTAATTGCATACATTGTAATAACAATTTCTATCATTTATCTTGCCATATAAATTCTTGTTTAATAGTTAAACCAAATGATTCTTTTTCTTGGTCTTTATCATCATTAGCTTTATCAACATTACTAAGCGTTGTATTAGTTGAAACTGTTGTCTTATGTGGTTTCATTTTCATACCATCATAAATTCCACAGCCATACATATTACTAGCCAATAACATTGCATATCCTAACATAATTAATCTTTTTTCCATTTCTCTTTTGCTTTCAATGACCATCTTTCAAATGCTTCTTTACTAATATCTTTTTTAACTAATTTAGCACCATCTGGTATTTCATTATATAATTTAATTACTTCGCCATTTTCTATTTCTACAATAGCAGGACCACAAAAAGCATCTTTACTATAATCAGTTGATTTCTTTTTTAATAACCTTACCTCTTTCATGCAAGAAGATAATGAGGGCATTGGAATATATTGTGTCATTTGATGTTTTTGATCATTCATATTCCCAAACATAAACATAACTATAATACTAATGACTTCCATTTGCTCTTAC